CGCCAGCGTGTATTTAATAATGATGCTCTAGCAACATCCTCATACATGTTCGAAGCAATTAGTGCCTCATTATTTCCATCATCAAAAGATGTAATAGGTTCAGCGCCCACAAGAATGAGAGCGCGACTACATACATCTACAGCTGATTGGGCTGGTGTGCTTGAAACTGCCATACTAAATCCTCAATAAGAAGGTGGGGCCGAAGCCCCAACCTATTAGTCGCTATCAGTTTCCGCTACTGCTGTACCATCAGATACGTCAACAACAGAACCAGTATTTGAAAGAACAGTACAAAAACTTGTTGTCGGAACATTACTATCGCGAACGATAATTAAGTCACGAACAGCAAGCATATTTGCTGCACTATTAAAATACCCAGCAGTGTTCACAGTTGCGATAGCATCAGCAGATGTATACATCCACAAGCTACCGTTTGAATCACCACCGACACGAGTTAGTCCACTTGAAGCAAAAGCCATTTTCTAACCCTCCTAGTTATTATCTAGCAGTTCGTATACGCCGTTGTTATCAATAACAACTGAACCCATTGACATCATTGATGTCGCTAGGTGCGATACTTTTTCTGCTACATAGTTTACTTCAGTCTGAACATCAGAGTTCACACCAATACCTACTGCTCTCATGTGATAGCAAAAGTTTTTGCCACCAGCGACAGCAGACGTTGAAAAGATCTTGAAGCCCAAGAACTCTTTCATTGTCATACCACCAGCAAACGGTAGGTTCTGTGGTCCAACAAAGTCGCTAGAAGCAAACTCATTAATGTTGAACAGATCTGCAAAACCAGCAGGGGACATAGCAATATAGCGTTGTCCGTCTTCTGGAATGTCAGCTGAACCAAATGTTTCAAACGTAGACAGTAGGTCTGCTTTTTCAACGGCAGATGAGGTGTCATGCAACTGAGTTGAGTTAGCACCAGCGTCCATAGCTGTTGTGATAATCTCGTCAGTTTTACGACCCAACGCAGCAGCAGCACTCTCGGCAACAGCTTGACGTTCGTTGATGTTTGTTTTCAACTCGTCAAGTTTGTCGATATATTCCGCTGCATAAAAGTCAGCCATTGTTACTTCCACATTAGTATGTGCAAGATCCATTGGTGTGACATTACCGTTGCGTGATTTTGTTGTAGCTGATCCAGTTCCTATTTTCTGGAATCGAGCAACATTGCCTGACACATTCGTAGTACGAATGGTATTACGCAGTTTTGAACCCATGCGTTGGTATGCAAGATGCACATCGGTCTCAAACTGTTTAATAAAGGCTTGGTCTATTGTATTAGCCAATTTTCTTTCTCCTAAATTAAGTTACGGGCATCTTGGGTATCTGCTCTACATCCTCAATGAAGGTGTCCAAATGGGCTTCTCAGTGTATCACAGGCCTTGATAATTTATGTGAAACACAATTTTGCGACGGATTGCAACGCACAAAATCAACATATCTCACATTTTTCCAATCACTGAACCCAACAGGATGGAATCCTAACCATACTGCCCAGTTCAACATTGACTCATATTCTTCTGCTATTTGCATAGATAAATCTTCATATGACTGATCTAAAAATGATATTAATAACTTAGATCCTCGTGCCAATCCCTTAAAGTTTTTTGTGACATGATTTGTAAATAGTGCAAATAGTTGTGGTGGATCTTCAGAAAAGAATACACCGCTTGCCATCATAATGTTCCAGTTCTTATCTCTTACAATATAAACTTCAGAATCTTTCTGCAAATCTTGAAGAGCTTCGAAAATAGTAGAATACCCAAGGTTTGATAGTTCCCTTTCTGTTTCTGGGTGAAGTATAGAATATATCTCAGCTATATGATGCTCGTGAAAGGGGGTCATATAGTACGACCCACTTTGCAATATCTTTACTTCATCCATAGAGTTTCTTAAAACCCTCATCTACCTGTTTAACATAATGCATATCACGTTTAGATGGAGACCAGTAACGCTCATCTTTCATCATTTCTTGCAGCTCTACTTCATTAAAGTTAGATGCAATGCTGCCCTGATCTGTAACAGCTGGGTCTTTTATTGCATTCATAACAGTCTCAATAGCAATAATGCCGTCAGCACTTTCGCACATTCTTTCTATTGCTGGTATAGCCTCTTCTGGAAAAAACTTATTAGCAAAGAGAGATGCAGCTTCTATTCTAGCGTCAGAGTTATCTCCAAGTCTTGCTGCTTCGGCATCCATATCAGGTTCTTCACCCATGCCGTTCATGTACATCTCTATACCCTTTTGAAATTCTTCATGAGTATATCCGTTATTATGACAATGATCTGCCCAGTCTTTTAGCATATCACTTTCAAGAGCTTCCTCTTCATCAATAAAATCAGGTAGTTCATACTCACCAGCAGATGGTGGAACACCTTCAGATGCTTGCTCATTAAGTTCGTCCATTAATCTTGTTCGAACATCATCCTCTTTTTCACCAAGCTTTGACTCTAAAGCCTTGTATGCTTTACCTAAATCAGCTGGATCACTAAATTTTTCTGGCAACCATTCTGGTCTGTCAGTCGTTTCAGCAGCTGGAGCTTCTGTTACTTCAGCTTCTGTTGTTTCAGTTACTTGATTTTCTTCCATTGTTTTTCACCTTATGTGCATGTGTCATACGAGCTTCGATCAAACCAACTAAATATCGTTGACCTTCTATATGACGCAGTTCCTCCGTAGTTACATTTGGGCCATTCACCATTTCAATAGTAATTGATCTTAGATACTGCAAGACTGCTTGTCCTGTCGCAGAGCCAAACAATGAGGCTATATTCTCGCTAATCTGTTGATCTTTTTGTTGTGGACGCTGTATCCCATCAACACCCACATTGATTTTTTTAGTCAAGCATTACTCCATAGGTTGTGGTGCTTGCGCCTGACTTTGCTGCATTTGCTGCATTAATGCAAGAATTTGTTCTCTTTCTTGCTCATCTCGTACTAAATTATCTGGTATTCCAAACTTCTTAGCTAAGTATGCAGCTGTTTCTTCTGTGTTAATTAATACATTAATAGCATCTGGACCAAAGGCTCCATTGGCTAATTCAAGAAAACGTGACACCGCAGTAATATCTTGGTTGGCTTGCGCTTGCGCTAATGGTGACACAGATCTTATTTTAACTTCTCTGCCATTAATTGTAGGAACTTCAAGTCTTCCTTGTTTCTTTAGTATATGAACAACACGCTGCAATACTGGTTGTACTAACTCTACTTGCAATCTGCCAAACGCAGAACCAATACGTCTTGATAGATCTGCCATACGTTCCGCAACTTCTGTTGCAGATGCTGGAGTTCGATTAGGATCGCCAAGCATATCATTGTATAAAGCACGTTTGATATTATTACGCATGTCACCAAGAACAAGTTGTGCTACATCAAAGCTACCAGCGGCTTGTATTGGTTGCAATCCAGCAGACCCCATAGCCTTTGGAATAATTGTTCCAGGGACTAGGTTAATTGTATCAGGGTTAATTACCCCATCATCTTCCATTTGATAGATGCCAGAGATTGCCATCTGTGCATTCTCAAGTATCATCTCAACTGTAAGGTTGGTTGTTTTGATTGCGCTTAGTGCATTAAATAGTGGCCCTCGACCATACACTTCACCAGCACATTTAGACCATCGGAAGCAAATAAAAGGATTAGAGCCTACGCCAGACATCTCTCTTTGCATTAGTAAAGACTTTGTTGTTAGACATATTGCAAAATGAAAGAAAGCTTCTTCATTTATCTTTGTATAATTTTTACAAACTATCTCTAATACTGTTGTTGTTTGATCAGATTTATTAGCAATTAAAGCTTGAAGTTCAGTATTAAACGTTCCTTTTGGGTATAGCATTGGAAGTTGATCAAAGCGTATTTGTTTTCTTTCTCGAAATACATGATCAATTCTATCATCAGGTCCAGTGTCTAATATAACATGAGGTAACGGTATTGCAGAAAAACGTATAGGATTTATAGCATCACCCTCTTCGCACACCAAAACACCAGTGCCAACTGCTAAGTCCATAAAGGATTCATGAACCTCTTGTGCAAAGTTTGAGTTCTGAAGTATCTCAAAGACATACTCAGTTACTTCTTCTAGCTCGTTATTAACAACATCTCTTTGTTCTTTAGGAGTTTCAGATCCAGCAGTAAGGTCTGCCCATCGAGCAAAGTTTGGTACAAGACCAGACTGAAGCCTCGAAGCAAACTCTTGAACACCTACAACGGCAGTCTCATCAAAGATTTTATCATCTCTTCTCTGACCAGATACTTCATAGTAAAATGATTCACGCTGCGGCAGCGCATATTCATAACACTCTTCGAAAACATCAACAAAGTTTGTACGCTTTGCTTTTGCTCTCTCATACCGTTTAATATATTCTTTTGCTACTGGATCTGTAATCATTATGAAAACCTACTAAAATAACCTACGCCACCACCAGATGATGTTAATAAGCTGCGTCTTCCTCTTCTACCAGATCTTGCAGATCTGCTTCTACGTCTTGCTGCTTTACTAGCAAACAAACCACCAGTTCTTCCTGTTTTTTTAGAAGTGCCAGTATTATTAAGTTCACCAGCTTGAACCTCAAGTTCAGATTGCCTTGCTGCTTTAGCAGCATCAGCTTCAGCAGTAGCAGCAGCAGTAGCAGCAGCTTCTTTTTCTTGAGCTAATAATTCTTCGCGTTTCTTTTCTTGTTCAGCAAGAGCCGCAGACTTTGCTGCTTCCGCTGACTGTCTAGCTTTTTCTTGTTCCTCATCTATTCGAGGATCTCTTTTCTTTCTACCGCACATAGTAAATCTCCTTTATATTTCCCTCAAAGCAGAGAAAAATAGTTTTGGCAACGCACAATTACATCCTAGCCCAAAGCCCCTGCCTTTTTTGTTTGACAGGTTTTTTATTAAATATATCAAAGTTACGACCAGCTACCACAGGTGTAGACGGTTTCTGACTATTAAGTAAAGCTCTACCTTCACCAGCACCTAACATCATATATTGTAAAGCATCGTGAATATGAGAATACATATTCTTATCAGGCTTATCAGCATAGCGTTCACCAGATACTTCCATACGTCTATATTGATACCCACCTTCAAAACCTTTGATTAACTGTTGGCATCTTCGATCAATAATAAATGCTGGTTTGCCCTCGACCATCTTAGTTAGCTGGGAAGAGACAGCCTCCAACCGAAGATCTACAGAGTTCGAAGGGGCTGGGAATGCCCTCAAACCAGCACCGCGCAAGATATGGAAAGGGGTACTTTCGTCTGTCTGCGCTCTAAAATCCCCAGCGGGATCGCCGTATATATACACCTCAGATGCTTGAGAAAATCGGGAGGAGATCTCCTCACGCAATACTTCAGCAAATCTAACAATCCCCATATCAAAAGCCACTATCTCCGACTGGACGAGCCAGCGACCCCTGATCTTTTGTCCAAGAGTTGCAGCTGGAGTCAACCCAAAGTCCAAGCCAACGTATAGTGGTGCGCCAGCGGCTACCGCTATTTCTTCTTTGGCTGTGTGTACTTCTGCAGCGAACATTGGGTATATCGGCTTTCCGTCTTGGATAGTGCCAAGCCTATTCATAACATAGACATCAATCCAGCTTTTTGTTTTACCTCTTACTAAATTGTCATAATAGTTACCAAGCATATGCTTTTTGTTTTCAGCAGCATCATTTGCTTTGTAATCAGCTATCTCACCGTCTTCATCTTTAACTTCGAGCATCCCACATGGCTGTGTAAAGAACTCCCAGTTGTCAGGCTTAACTAACATTTTTGCCTGTTCTCTTGGAATATGATCAGGAACTGGAACTTCGCCAGACATAATAGGCCACCAATGATCTTCTTCTGGTGCGTTCGTATCTGCTATAACCCCAGACCAACTAGGCCCACCATCACGCATAGAAGGATAACGACCAACACGCATGGTACAAGCATCAATAATAGACTTAGGAATTTCTCTAGCTTCATTAATCCATATCCCTGTTAGCTCTAATGATAAGAGCTTCTTAACATCTTCTGGTCTATCTAATGCTAAGAAGATAACCTCAAGTTCTATCTCACCTTTTTTGATGTTGTGGGTGTATGGGACTGACCAAGTAAACTTTCCCCAGTCGTTTTCTGGAAACCAGTCAAGCCATGTTTTAATAGTTGTAGTTCGTAGCTGTGGGTTTGTGTTTCGTATAATGGCCCATCGGGACTTTCGCTTTCCGTCTGGGGCTTTCTTTTGTTCCAAAGCTCTACGAAATACTTCAACGCAACACCCTACTGATTTGCCAGATCCTACTGGACCTCGAATGCCACGAAAGAAAGTATTGTCTTTCATAAAGCTTTTGAGAACAGCGCCATCTGGCTTGTATTTAAAATCGACCACTAGCGCAGCCCCTTGTCTACTCCAGACTTAATCATCTTCTCGACTGCCTCTGGTCCAATGTTTTCTATCACATTGTCTACCATTTTGTTTGTCACAAAAGACTTGCCATGCTTCTTATCAAAGTATTGAAAGTGTACCTTCTTAACAATCCTTCGAAGCATAGTAAGTTCTTCTGACTTCAAAGTATTTACAAAGCTCACTGCTCGTAAGCCTCATTAACATCTGGCGTAGAAGGATCGTCAGCTTTTAATCTACCCTTAGTATCTCTAGCACGTTTCTTTTTTGCTGGCGCTTTAGATTTAACAGTAAGTTCTACCCACTCTAGTCTTCGAGACTCAGAGGTTCTTGTCTTACCAGTAAATGTTCTCCCAGCAAGTTCATGGGTTTCCCCATCATAAACTTCGTTAGTGTTTGCTATTATCCAGCCCATAATTAACTCCTATATTGTTTTACTTTCCTAGCAACCTTTTTCGGTTGAGCCACAAATTGCTTACCCTTAGCCTTACCCTTTCGTTTAGCTCTGGTTGTAGCTGCATATTCAGCATCACTAAGAGCAGCAATAGCCTTGCTAGGTAAGTACCGTTCACCTGTCTCACTAGACTTTTTGCCAGACTTAGTGCGCCACTTCTGCTTTCCCCAATTAAGCAAAGATTTTTGTGATGACTTCATGTTTCTCAAGTTCTTCTATCCAAATAGTCCCAGCGCCAAGGTCATCGACCCTGCACTGAAAATTTATATTATGGATTTGAAGTTCTCTTACAACGCTCACCATAATACTAATACTTGCAAACTCTATTCTCATCGGTATCCTCCACCCTTAGCTTTATATTGTTTAGCAAGTAACTGTGCCTTTCGAGCAGACCACTGACCAGCAGCCGTACCTTGTACAGCCCTTGCCTTTATTCTTTTAAACAAAGTCTTTCGCATTGTAGGCTTTGTATAATTACCAGCTGCATTAACCGCCATTAGGGAAAACTCTTATCTGGATCAGGAAACTTCTCAAGCTTAGTATCAAGTTCCTCGATCTTCTTTAACAAAGTACGTCTAGCCTTTTGAAACTTACTACTCTGTTCTCTGGTGGCAGTAACACTTCTTTGCATCTTTGCCTTTGCCTTGCCAAGAAAAGTAGTAGGCTTGGGAGTAACACTAAGGTTGTCCAGCTGCTCTTGCAAATCTTCCCTCTTCTTCATAAGGGTTTTCATTGCATCCATTCTAGTCTTAGGCCTTTGCATTTTTGGCCTTCATAATCTTTCTCTTCAATGCTGGTGGCAATGACTTCTGCTTTCCTTTTAGCATTGTCTTCTTAGGCCTTCCAACCTTATCACCATATGTACCCTTACCCATCGGCATTATGCTTTTCCCTTCTTAGCTTTGTTTCTTCTGCTTATCGCTCTGGCCTTTGCCTTTGCGTCCGACTTGCTTGAGGCTCCCCACGCTTTTAGGCTGAGAAGAAGACGCGTTGGTTTTCCCTTGCTGTCCTTTTCTGGACCGCTTGCTCCCCCCATCCTTGCTAGAAAGCTTGCCCTTCGAGG